AAGAAACTCATTGAGGATTTTATATAAATATTCTATTTGCCATAATGGGATAATTGTTTTATAAGGTTTAATTTTTATTGTTATTATCTAAAAGAGGGAATTACGAAAGTTTTTCCCTTTTTTGTTTTGCCTGTATTAAAAATTTTTCTTATATTTGTTATATAACAATAAAACGATAGAATTATGGAGAATTTATTAGATTTAAACAAAGAAAACAAAGTAGGATTAGTTAAGTATAAAAACTTAATAAGAAGAATGGGTTATAACATTGATAACCTTCAAATGTATAATGTTAATATCAATAAATTACCAAATTCAATTATCAAACATAAAGTGGCTATTGAATTAGTTAAGCGTAATTGTTTTGTGGTAATAACAAAGATACAGGACCCAATAGATAATTCAAATGTATATTCAGTTGAAGTATTACACAGATACACAGATAATGAAGTATTAGAACATGAAGGAAAACAAGTAGTTAAATTCAGTGAATTACGTTACTTATTAAGTGATATAGATTTCAACTACTTTAACAATAGAAAAGTTAGAACTATGGAGTATGAAATTGCTATCAAAGACTTCACCGTTGATATCTTAGATGAAGAATTACCATTCTAAAAAAAACAAGAAATAGAATTAAGAGGGACTACAATCCCTCTTTTTTCGTTTCTAAGAGACTTAAATAAACAAATGGTAGTCTAACTATACTTTATGGTATAACATCGTAATATGATGGTTTAAAAACAAAATTAGAGATGCCTAGAAAGAAGAAACCAAAGTTTAAAAAGGATGACTTAGTTAAGATGATAGTTGATTGGGCTATTGATGGAATACCACAGGCTAAAATCAAACAAGATATCTTAAAGTTGGGTTATCAAATATCTTATTTCTATACCCTATACAACGAAGCGAAACCAATCATCAGAGAAACACTGATAGAGGTATCAAAGGATAGATTAGAAGAAACAATCGCTGAGATGGAACGACAATACTATGAAGCGTTGAATGATGGTGATAGAAGACTTGCCAATGATATTAGAAAAGAAATAAATAAGATAAGTGGATTACACCAACAAAAGGTTGATATCACAAGCAAAGGTGATAAGATAAATAATATTGAAGTAATCAAAATAATAGAAGTTAAAAACGAAGAAGATGAAGAAACTAAAACTGAAAAGTAAATACGAAGGATTAAGAGTAACACGAAGTGATATTAGAATTGGTAAAATCACTTTTGATGCTAACACAGTTAAACCAGAACATTACCAAAACTATTATGATTTAGGTTTCACTGAACTATTTGATATAGTAGAAGAAGAGGAACCAAAGAAGGAAATCATAGTTGAGGATAAATTGGTTAAACCAAAAAGAAAAACCCCTACAAGACGTAGAAAGAAAACAGATAACAATAAAGAAACTGATAAGTAATGGACTACGATAAGATTAAAAGATTACATTGGTTAAGGGTATTCATCAATGATGGTATCATATCAACCAATGTTAAACGTATTAAATGGGATAGTGAAACAGAAGAGTTGGTAATACAATTCCAAAATAACGCCTATTACACTTACTTCAATGTTCCAGAAGGTATCTTCAATAGAGTTGAGGATGGATTAGCGGGAACAAAAACATCTGGACCATGGGGACCTGTTGGTAAATTCCCATCGGTTGGTGCCGCTGTTCATCAGTATTTAATTGAAGGTGGTTTCAGTTATAGAAGAGGTGGAAGAATATAATATTATATAAAACAATTTAAAGATGCCATTAAAAAGATGTCAAGAAAATAACCAACAAGGTTGGAAGTGGGGTGATGAAGGAAAATGTTATGTAGGTCCAGATGCTAAGGAGAAAGCGTTACAACAAGGTAGAGCCATTGGAGACTACGAATTAGAAACATATAATGATTATCCTAAGTCAGCGTCAGAAAACGCCTGTAAAGTCCTTAGATGGAGAGATGAACACGGAGATGAAGTTGAAGGAATGACTAGGGTTGGATGGACTAGAGCCAATCAATTATGTAAGGGTGAGAATATCAGTAGGGATACAATTAGTAGAATGGCTTCATTCGCTAGACATAGACAAAACGCTGAAATATCAGAAGAGTTTAAAGGAACCCCTTGGAAAGATAAAGGATATGTAGCATGGTTAGGATGGGGCGGAACCAGTGGAATTGAATGGGCACAAAGAAAACTAAAACAGATTGATGAGATGGAGAAGATAGAAACCTTCTCACGTTATATTAGAAAGGATATGAGGATATCTATTGACTATGATGGTATAATCACTAATAAGGCGATTATAGATATCTTAAATGGATTAAAACCCTTTTCAATTAAAGAGTTATTTATCATCACCAACAGAATGGATACAGGTATGATTAGACTAGCGAATAAGTTAGACATATCAAGAAATAGAATAATAAGGGTTAAGGATGATACACAAAAGTATAATGAAATAATCAACAACAGGATAGATTATCACATTGATAACAATAATGACTTCCTTAACATCATTGGAGATAGAGGTGTAGAAGTATAATGGAGTTAGAGTTAAAAACCACTAAGGTATTTAGTAAAAATCATCAACAATTATCAAATGATGATATTAGATTTATAATCAATCAAGGAGGGAGTAGGAGTAGTAAAACCTATTCCCTTTGTCAGTTATTGATAGTATACGCATTACAAAACCCTAATAAGGTAATATCTATTGTGAGGAAGTCATTCCCAGCGTTACGTGCTACAGTAATGAGAGATTTCTTTGAGGTGTTAAAAGATTTAGATTTATATAATAGTGAATATCACAATAAGACAAATCACATATATAGATTTCCAAATGGGACAGAGATAGAATTCTTCTCAGTTGATGATGAACAAAAGATAAGAGGTAGAAAGAGAGATATCTGTTGGTGTAATGAGGCGAATGAATTATCAAGAGATGAATTCGTTCAGTTGAATATTAGGACTGATAATAAATTCTTTTGTGATTTCAATCCAAGTGATACGGAACATTGGTTATATGACTTAATAGAGAGACCAGACGCAATCAAACTTCATTCAACATATAAGGATAACCCATTCCTTCCAAAGTCCCTTGTAAAGGAAATTGAGGAGTTGATAAAGACAGATGAGGATTATTATAATATATACGCATTAGGTATCCCATCAAAATCAAAACATACAATATACAATCACCAAAAAGATTTTTCATTCCTTCCAGAGAAGACAGAAACAATATTAGGATTAGACTTTGGATACCAACACCCCACAGCGTTGATAAGATGTGATTTCGTAGAGAATGAAGTCTATGTTCAAGAATTACTATATGAGAGTTATTTAACAACACCAGAATTAATAGATAGATTAAAAGAGATATTTAAATTAAATTCATTGGATGCTAACACCAAAATCATATGTGATTACGCTAGACCAGAGATAATAGAGGATTTAAGACGTAATGGGTTTTATTGTATAAACGCCATTAAGAATGTCAATGAAGGTATTGATAGTGTTAAATCAAAACAACTATTTGTCCATAAGGATAGTTTCAATCTTAAAAAAGAATTTAATAACTATAAATGGAAGATGAGGGGTGACCAATTATTGGATGAACCAATTAAGAAGTTTGATGATGGAATGGATGCTATGAGATACGCTATTCTATACTATAAGAGAAACAATGTTGATGTAGGTGGATGGGAATTTACATCTTTTTCAATATAAAACTGAACTTTACCAAATTTCTACATATTTATATAATAAAAGATAAATATGCCCGTATGTCTAATGGATTATACAAAAGAGATAAATAACTTTATTGAGATTAGGTATGATTACCTATTGGAATGTGCCACAAACATTCTTAGAAAGAATAATAGGGGTATAGACCCCACAGAGTTAGTCAGTGAACTAACAATCCATTTACTCACCAACGAAGAGAAAATACAGGACTATATAAGATTAAATAGGTTGGAAGCGTTTTGTGTCAGTTGGATGAATATACAAGGAAAGTATAACACATCACCCATCAACTTAAAATACACAATAAAAGCGTATGAGATGGATGACTATACAAAAGAAACCTATGGTGAGATAGATGAAAAGATAGATAAGATAGATAAACACGAATACGAACAAGATTTACTAAAACACTTTACCGAAGAACAAGTAGGAAAGATTATGTTGGTAGATAATATATACCCTTCCCTCACCAAATCTGAACAGATATTATTTAACGCCTATTTCATTGAGAACTTATCGTATGATAAGATAGTTAAGAAATACACATTTTTTAGAGAGAAGGATGGTAAGAGGATTAAATATAAATCAAAGAAAAGTATATATAACCTTATGAAGGATTTAAAAGAAAAAATAAATAAATTGATAGAAGAATAAATTATGGAACTTAGAGTTGTTAAAAAAATTAGAAGATAATTCAGTTGATAGTGTGGTTACTGACCCACCATATGGATTATCATTTATGAATAAGAAATGGGATTATGATGTGCCTTCAATAGAGTTTTGGAAAGAGGTATATAGAGTATTAAAACCAGGAGGACATATATTATCATTCGGTGGAACAAGAACATATCACAGAATGGTTGTGAATATGGAAGATGCTGGTTTTGAGATTAGAGACCAAATACAATGGATATATGGTAGTGGTTTCCCTAAATCACATAATATAGGTAAGTCATATGATAAGATAGTTAAGAAATACACATTTTTTAGAGAGAAGGATGGTAAGAGGATTAAATATAAATCAAAGAAAAGTATATATAACCTTATGAAGGATTTAAAAGAAAAAATAAATAAATTGATAGAAGAATAAATTATGGAA